GTTCGAGCACGTCGCACTGCGCACGCAGTGCGATGTTCTCATCGACCAGCTGGGCTTTGGTCATCTTGGTGGCCATAGGTTTCTCCTAAGTCTGGGTGTTTGGAGCCCCGAGCCGTAGTGCCCGGGGCTGGGTTATTACGCCGCTGCGAGGGCTGGGTTTTTACGCCGCTGTGGGGCAGCAGCAACGGGAGCCTCTGCTACGGGGGTAGGGGCAGCAGCAACGGGGGCAGGGGCGGGGGCAGGGGCCTCTGCTACGGGAGCCGCAGCAGCAGCGACTGCGGCGAGCGCTTCGGCCAAGTTGGTGGCCGTGACGCGGCTGGCGGCTGCGCCTGTCGCTTTGTTTATGCTATGCGCGTAGCGCACGCCAGCCGCGAAGCTTACACCGCAGTCGCGGGTACCACGAGCTACGCCCGTGACACCACGAGCTGCGCTGTGGCTAAGGTTGGTAAGGATTACAGCGGCATTGAATGCTGCGAAGGCGGCGGTTTGGTTTGTGCTCATAGGTTTCTCCTGTAAAGATGAGTGCGAGCGATGTTGCTCATAACAACAGGTACATGCCACGCGCAGCGTGGGGTATTCTGTGCGGAGCGCTTGCGCGCAGCACGAGGAGACTATGAACTAAGGGTAGGCTGCGGGGAGGCCGGGGACTAGGGTCCCCTTTCTTCGTCCCGGGGAAACCGGATCCGAAGTGCCCCCCGTCTTCTGGCGAAGCCGGGGGGAGATACTGCTCAGTTACATAGCCCAAAATCCTTTGTTTCTTAGCCCTTTGTTTCTTAGCCCTTTGTTTCTTAGCCCTTTGTTTCTTAGCCCTTTGTTTCTTAGCCCTTTGTTTCTTAGCCCTTTGTTTCTTAGCCCCAGAAAAACAAAAACCGAAGTGCCCCGCCCCCTTCTTCACAGACCCTGCTCCAAAAAATTGCGCCAATTTTTTCCATGGGATACAATTCCCGCCATATGGACGCCAAAACTATCAAGAGATATCGCTCCAACCTGATCCAGCCCCCTGAAAACCTACCTCCTCGGAAGAAGAAGATGGCGGAAGGGACTTTGGATATGGAACAACCGCTGACAGAGATGCAGCGGCAGTTCGTCACGTACGTCGTGGACCATCAGATGACCCAGACGGCCGCCGCGCGCGCCGCAGGCTCGTCTGAACCCGGCGCAGCAGGCGTGATGTGGTCCCAACACCCGCGTGTACAGCGTGCAATCGAGTTGCGCCGTGCGGAGTACGCTACTGCCAGCCAGATCACCAAGAAGAAGGTGATCGATGGGTTCTTAGAAGCTATTGAAATGGCCAAGATCCAGGCAGACCCACTGACTATGATTGCCGGCTGGCGGGAAGTGGGCAAGATGTGTGGTCTGTACGAAGCTACGAAGACTAAGGTCGAGCTTTCAGTGGGTGGTCAGGTCTTGATTCAACGCATGAACTCTATGAGCGACGAGGAACTGCTACAGCTGGCCAACGAAGACTTGAACGTAATTGATATGGAGCTCGTCGATGACAAGCAAAGCAACTCAGAAGGTACTGGCGGATAGGATATTAGCCCGACGCCGCCTCATCCATTTCACGAAGCTGACCCACCCGAGGTACTCCGCGGGCTGGGTACATGAGGACATATGCCGCCGCCTTGAGCGGTTCAGCTCCGATGTGGCTGAGGGTAAGAGCCCTCGACTCATGTTGCTGATGCCTCCGCGACACGGCAAGCTGTTGGCAGACTCTACGGAGGTCCTAACCCGTAACGACGGGTGGAAGTACCACGGCAGTTTGGTTGTTGGGGATGAGGTGTTGGGTTTAAACGGTTGGACGAAGGTGAAAGCCGTCAGCACCCGCCGCCTAAAGGCCAGCATCGAAGTGATCACGTCCGAGGGTACTAAGATTCTGGCCCACCCGAACCACGAGTGGTCTGTTTTAGAGTACCGGTCCGTCGGCGGGGAGTCTGGCTCACGCAAATATGTGCCTACCGTTGTGGAGACGCAGGACTTGTTGGACTATAAGGAGAAGAAGGGCCACATGATGGCCTCCATAAAGACGGAAAAGAACAACCAGCACATGCGCAGGTTCTACTTCCCAGCCGTCGAGTCTATGCCCGTCGAGACCCACCCCCTCATGCGCCTGCGCCGCAAGACCCTGAACGGCGGCCGTCTGGCCATACAGGACGTTCGTGTGGTGCCTGAGGAGGAGCAGGAGTTAGGTAACTGCATTCAAGTCGAGGCTATGGATGGTGTGTACCTAGTTACTCGGGATTTTGTACCTACGCACAATAGTGAGCTGGCCAGCATACGCTTTCCGGCGTGGCACTTGGGGCAATACCCACACCACGAGCTGATCAACGTTGGGTACAACCTAGACCTGCCCATGGGGTTCAGTCGGAAGGTCCGCGAGGTGTTCCGCGATCCACAGTACCGCGCCGTTTTTCCCCAAGCAGCGCTGGACCCGGACAGTCAGTCGGTAGAGAAGTGGAACACAACCGCTGGTGGGGGCTTCACGGCAGCAGGTCGAGGCGGCGGTATCACCGGTAAGGGCGCCCACATCCTGATAATCGACGACCCGATTAAGGATCAGGAGGAGGCAGACTCGGCCCTAGTGCGCGACAAGCTCTGGGATTGGTACCAATCCACTGCGTACACGCGTTTGGCCCCCGGCGCCGGGGTTCTGGTGATCCAGACGTGGTGGAACGACGACGATTTGGCGGGGCGGCTTCAGCAGGCCATGGCCAAAATCGGGACGGAGGGCGCTGCAGAGGGTATCGACAACTTTGAAATCATAAAATACCCCGCTCTCAGCCAGCAGTATGAGTATCGAGACGATTCAGACCCCTCGCGGCCGGGTCCTATAGTCCGTTTAGACGAGGAAATCGACCCGGAGAACCCGCCGGAAGGTCTCCCACTAGGGTTAACCCTACTTAGGCCTAAGGATTTTTGTCTCCACGAGGATAGATACCCCACAGCAGCGCTGAAAAGGATCCGCGCCAACCTCCAGCCGAGGATTTGGTCGGCGCTGTATCAGCAGAACCCCGTTCCAGACGAGGGGATGTACTTCAAAAAGGAGTATTTTCGCTATCAGCGCCAAGCTCCTAATCCAGACGGACTAAATATCTTCACTGCGTGGGATTTCGCCATTGGTGAGAAGCAGCAGAACGACTGGACCGTGGGCGCCACGGTGTTGCAGGATGAGGTTGACCAGCTCCATGTGTTGGAGATTTTCCGCATGAAGGGGGACAGCTTTCAGATCGTGGAGGCGATGCTCGATGTGGCCGCCCGTTGGGGTACAGCGTCACGTAACGGGTACCTCATTGGGGCGGAGGACGGCCAGATCTGGCGTGCGCTAGAGCCCCTGTTCAAAAAACGCATGGCTGAGAGGCGCCAATACATGTCGTATGAGGTTTTACGCCCGTTGACGGATAAAATAGCGCGCGCACGCCCGCTGCAGGGGCGCATGCAGCAGGGGCGGGTCATTTTTCCGGAGGACGCCCCGTGGAAAGCCCAAGCGGAGCAAGAGCTGTTACGATTCCCTGCCGGCACACACGATGACGTTGTCGACGCCCTAGCTTGGGCAGCCCACTTGTGTATGGGTAAGGAGCCCCCGCAGCTAGCCCCGAACAAGCCGTTGTTGGGTTGGCGCGACAAGCTGTTTTCTGGTGTCGGGCAGGGCGGGCACATGTCGGCTTAGTTTTCACCTCATTAGGACTTAGATCATGCCAGTCAATACCTCTCTCGCCACAGACGTTTGGAATCGATATACGTATCTGCGCGACAACGGGCACTTGAGTTATACACAGAAAGCAGGACGGTGTGAGGACTTCTTCGCCGGTATGCAGTGGGAGCAGAGCGACTTAGCGCTGCTGAAGGCCTCCCGCCGCCCCGCGCTGACCATTAACAAGATCATCAGCACCATATCGAACGTCCTCGGTGAGCAGATCTTCAACCGCACGGACATCGCCTTTAAACCCCGCAACGAGGGCGCCACGTCACAGGTATCAGACGCCTTGACCAAGGTGTTTATGCAGATCAGTGACAACAACCAGTTGAACTGGGTGCGCAGCGACGTTTTTTGTGACGGCGTAGTGACCAGTCGTGGCTTCTTCGACGTGCGGCTGGACTTTTCAGACTCTCTACGCGGCGAGGTCCGTATTACGCAGCTGAACCCCAAAAACGTGCTGATCGACGCCGACGCGGATGAGTACGACCCGGACAAGTGGGGCGACGTCATCATCACCCGCTGGATGAGCCCTGACCAGATCGCCCTTTTGTATAGTAAAGCCGACGCGGAGCTGCTACGCAACACATCCGGCACGTACTCCCCATACGGGTACGACTCGGTGGATAAGGACCGAGACCGCTTTGGCTCCCCTCGCTCGGTAGATTGGGCCGCAGGCGCCACCACCGAAGCACAGTACAACAACGTGCGGAACATCCGGGTAATCGAGCGCCAGTGGAAGCAGTTAGACAAGGTCCTCCACCTTGTAGATATCGAAACTGGTGACACACGCCAAGTGCCCGAGGACTGGGACGACGCTCGATTAGCGCAACACTTGGCCGCCAACCCAAACCTAGCCACGACGAAGAAGACGGTCCAGCGCATCCGTTGGACCGTGGTGGCAGGTAGCGTGGTTCTGCACGACGATTGGAGCCCTTACACACGCTTTACCGTTGTTCCTTTTTTCCCACACTTTCGTCGTGGGCGCACGATGGGTTTGGTCGAGAACCTGATCGGCCCTCAGGAGCTGTTGAACAAGGTCAGTTCACAGGAGCTGCATGTTGTGAACACGACGGCCAACTCCGGGTGGAAGATCAAGCGCAACGCGCTGCAGAACATGAGTACCGCCGAACTGGAGCAGCGCGGGGCTGTAACTGGTTTGGTGATGGAGCTTGACGACATCAACAACGCCGAGAAGATCGCCCCGAACCAAACGCCCAGCGGCTTGGACCGTATTAGCTACAAGGCTGAGGAGCACATCAAGACGATCTCAGGCGTTTCGGACTACATGCAGGGGTTTTCCCGCGAGGATGTGGCCGCCAAGAGCGTGATGGCCAACAAACAGAGTGGGCAGGCGAATCTGGCCAAGGTCATGGACAACATGAACCGTACGGACTTCCTCTTGGCCCGCGCAGTGCTGGACCTCGTGCAGACATACTACACCGAGCCGCGCCTGCTGCAGATCACCACAGACCGCTTGCGCAATACAACCGAGACCTTAGAGGTAAACCAGCCCACACCGGAAGGGCAAATTCTCAACGACCTGACCTTAGGCGAGTACGCCGTGGTCGTCACGAACCAGCCGGAACGCGATACGTTCGAAGAGACTCAGTTCGACCAGTTGGTACGCCTACGTGCCGAGGTTGGTGTCCAGATCCCGGACAAGTTCATCTTGCAGGCGTCGAACGCCAAGGACAAGGCAGAGATAATTGCTGCTACAGAACAGGCTACGGACTCCCCCGAGGCACAGGCGCAGGCCGAGCGGCAGCAGCGTCGGGAGGAAGCCGAGTTGTCTAAGCTCGAGAGTGAGGCGGCTCAGAAGCAGGCTGATGCGCAGCTCAAGGTGGCTAAGGCGCAGAAAGAATTAAATCTGATCGGTCAGAATTCAGACCAAAGTGAGGTTAATATCGAGCTGCAGAAGCTCGAAGCTGAAATGGCCATGGAGCAGCAGAAGTTAGATGCCGAGATGGCCATGGAGCAGCAGAAGTTGGATCAGGAGTTCCAGTTGAAGC